TAGCTTCTTTATTAGAAGTAAAGAAGTCTGCTGTTGGATTTAGTTCGTGATAGTAGTCAGCATCATACATGATAAAAGGACAACCATTCATCAAACCATCTGTAGTAGAAACACTCCATCCACCGTACTTTTGTTTGGGTGAAAACCCTACACAGCATTGACGAAGTTTTTCATAATAACCTTTTTTATTAAATTTATCTGTAATTATCCACTTCTCTTTTGGTTTTTGATCTAGCAAAGGAACCCATACTTTAAAATCTTTTCTGGTTTTCCGTAACTCTTTTACTATCTCTATAAAATTCTTATAGTCTTTATATGTTTCTGGTCTATGATTAAATACAATTGTTTTTTCGTAAGGAACTACAGTTTTATCAATATCTCTTTTCTTAACGCCAAGATGTTGTACTTGAATAATATCTTCTAGATCTGATACAACAACTGGATTGAATACTTCAGCAGCTTGTTCTATCACCATTCTTTTTTGTGCTTGAGTATTTACATAACAAAGATTCATTTCTAGAATACCCAAAATGTTTTTGTTAAAAGTTGAATGAGACCATGTAACAATATCATGTAAATCAAACCAATGACAATATCCAAAATAAGCTGGACTATGATGTGTAATATTACTAACTACATTTTTGATATCAGTTGTATGTTCTGGAAGATGAGAGAATACTAAATCAAAATCATAGTCATGACCAACCAGTTTTTTAAATGCAAATACATCAAAGTGTGATCTCATCGTTGGCGGATAAGATGGAAACTTCATGTATAGTTGTTTGACATTTGGAAAATCTAAACAATCCATATACTGAGGTAAAATCATATAAAAGAATAGATCAGATCTAATCTTGTTTAGCTCAGTTATCATATTTGTAACAACTTGAATATAACTATCCTTTCTTAAATCTTTTAAAAAAGTAATATTTGGATAGATTAAGATACGAATAGTTTTTCGTAAAACTAATTCATCGTCAATAAAGCGAGTTAAATTCATCGTATAATGTCAATAGTATTAAGAGTTTGTTCGTTCCAAACTTCAAGTTCAGTTCTAAGTTTATTCTCTTTCTTTAATTTATCAAATCTTTTAGTAGCCTTTTTCTTCCACCACTGAACTAGATTCTTAAGATAAAACTTATCAAAATTAATTTCATTCTTAATTAACTTATCTGTCTTACCAAGCAATACTTCTCTGACATTACTATATCCATAATCAGACATATAAAATCTTTTCTTCGTAGTTACATCTTCACGGCTTTTGATAAACTGTTTGAACTCCTCAAATTTATCTGGATGATTTTCTTTTAGTGAGTTCTTGATAATCGAAATCATCTTTGTTTGTACTTTTAGTTTACGACTAGAAGCACCTTTATGAATTAACTGTTCTCCATCATTCTTCTCTATAAACCACTTATGTAAATCGTGATATATGTTATCAGGTAGAGTAAGAAGAAACTTTGAATCAGTATCGCCAAGATATTTGACATATGGTTTTAGTCCATCATATTGACTAGTACCCTTTATATTACCATACAATGATGTAGTTTCAAATAAACACATTTCTGTATTGTATTTCTTATTCAACATTTCTCTGACTTCATGAGAAGCACAGACTAAAGACAACAATTTACCACCCAGATAATTATATCCAAATGGTTGTACAGGTACAATAATGAAACCCATTATAGCCCTTTTGTTGAATATGGTGAGGTCAGGCACCCCTCCAAGGTACTCGTTTCTAGGTCTTGAGTTAATTATGGGCGATCCAAGTTTAATAAATCCTACAACCTTATTAGTGGTTGTTTCTTGAACAATGATTTTTACTTCTTTGCCAGGCGCATCTTCATATGTAAAAGATGCTGTCATTTCTAGAAGAGTATTGAACGTAGAATGATCAGGAGTTACAATCTTAAAGTCCATATCTTGAGGACTCATATCATAACTTTGAAAAAGATCATCTTCCCATCTCATACCAAAAAGAGGAGTCGGAATCTTATTGATCCGCTCCATCTTTTTCATACGAAAATAATCATCAATACGTTCTACACCATCATACGCTTGATGAATTTTGTCATAAGCGTATAGTGTATCTTCTGAAGTTAAAATCATTTAAATTTGCAATCACACATAATTTCAGTAAAGCAAGCAAGTGTATTGATCTCTTGATCAACAGCAAATGCAGCCTGATACTGATATTTAGCAAGAATCAATATAGCCTGTGGAATCGACATTGGTTCTAGAGCATTATATAAGGTATCGTAGACTCTACGAATAACAATATTAACATCATTGTCAAGATTGTCAACTGTCCACTTTCTTACATCAGCAAAGTTTTTTGTTTTCAATGCTGATATTAGTCCTGTAAGATTTACTTCTGACATCATTGATAGGATGCCAGTATCTATTTTTCCACATGCAGAATATCTCTGCAATTCGTTTAGCGTTCTCCGAAAGTCTGGGAAATACTTTTGTATAACTTCTGCGAGTACTTTTTGATCGCACTCGATCCCTTCTCCGCTAAGGATCTTAGAAACCTTTTTGAAGAAAGACGATGCAAGAGAAGCTCTTTCTCTTCCTTTGAAAGTAAAGTCAAAAACGGCACATCTGGAATGGAGTGGTTCGATGATTTTGTTTTTGAAGTTGCAGGTAAAGATGAACCTACAGTTGGCGTGAAACGTTTCAATATTCGCTCGTAAAAGGAGTTGGACATCGTTGGTAGTATTGTCTGCTTCATCAATAATGATGACTTTTGGTTTACCGTTACCCTGTAACGATACAGTAGAAGCAAAGTTTTTTGCTTGGTTCCGTACAGTATCTAGGAATCTTCCTTCGTCTGAACCATTAATTACATAATAATCAACACCCAACTCATGACACAAAGCCTTTGCAATCGTTGTTTTTCCTGTACCAGCAGGCCCAGAAAGTAAAAGATTTGGAATCTCTCCTTTGTCAACAAATTCTTGAAAAGTATTCTTTATGCTATCTGGTAAAATACAATCTTCAATTTTGTGTGGTCGATACTTTTCGACCCAGAGAAAGTTCTCACGCTTCATAAGTTGAATCAGGTTCAAGGGCGATCCAATACACTAAATCTAAACTCTTGTGTTTGAACACAGATAGATTTGGATGGGATACAGTTACATCATATACGCCTGGCAAGATCTTCAAGTTTTCAACTTTGAAATTGAAACAGAAGTTTGCAGTTGTTGTTCCTACAGAAACAGCGAAAGTATTTGAACTATCATTTTGTTTGTCTCTTGCAACAAAAAGCATTTCTCCATCTTGACTAATCAAAGATAGATCAGCAAGTTGATATACACTTGAAGCTTTGAGCAATGAGTTGAGATCAACATCAGATAGTTGGAAAGTTACATCTTCACTAGGAAGAGCAATATCCTTTTCTGGAGGAGCAGTAATTACACTAGCATCAGAATAAAAATATTTGACACTAGATCTACCACTCTTAATTTTAACATAAGATTCATCAAAAAGGAAGTCTGGGTCTTTGAATAAAGACACACCTGATAAAAACTCATTTAAATCATAGAGGGCAAAATCACGATCAAAAGTTTCTCCACCATTATACTTAGCATAAATGTTTTTCATAGGAGAAATTGTCCTAAGAGTATTTCCAGTTTTTACAACTAAGGAAGGACTAATGTTTGAGAAATTTTTGAGAACGTTAAAAGTTTCAGAAGATAAATTCATTTGTCATAATCAACAGAGAATGATGTAGTTCCATCATTAAGGGCCTGCGCTCGGGCAGTTTTGTCATTGAAGTGAAGAAGTAAAACAGCATAATGACATACTTTAATAATGTCCTTACGTGCTGAACCTTTTCTATCATAACGTGAAGCGTATTTCAATATGTTCGATCTACAGAACGCTTCGGCATCACCAACAGCATCAATGAGATCCAAAGTCTGAACCCCACCTGAGCTGTAGTGACCACTGTAAGTCGAACTTATATAATCTTGAACTTCATTTAGAAGTTTATCCTCATTATACTTCATTCAATAATAATTTTAGGATAATTATATTTTACTATGAAAAGGTCTCGATGTCAACAACATCTGTTTTAGCAGTTGTTTTTTCTTCAGCAACCTCTTCAGGCATTACGATCTTATCGTATAAGTCTAAGAATGATTGTTTTGTTTCTTCATCAAAACGATTTAAGCAAACTTGAATTGCTTTAGTTTCATTTTTAAAGATAGAGAAAGCACGAACAATATGTGTTAGACGGCGAGTTGAAATAACTTCATCTACACCACCTTCAGCAAATGTCTTACGAATGATGTCTGCCCACTTAGTAAGATTTCCAATGAAGGTTTCATTTGTTTTACCATTCAACTGAATATCAAGAGCAGTTAGAATCTTTTGTTCTACTGTTTCGGAGGGATATTCTTGTTCAAAGGTGAGGGCGAATCGTTCGAGGAAGGCTTCATTGAGCACGTTAGTTCCAATAAATCTTCCATCGTCTGAACCTTTACCCTTAGTATTTGCGGTTGCGATGATGTTGAATCCTCGCTGGGGTCTAACGAAACTTCCAATTTTTTTAAGGTAAACACCAGATCCCTCAAGGATGCTCTGAAGGCAGAGGATTTTGTTAGAGGCAAGGTCGATTTCGTCAAGGAGCAAGATTGCTCCTCTGTTAAGGGCTTCGATGACTGGGCCATTGTGCCATACGGTTTCACCATTAACAAGGCGGAAACCACCAATAAGATCATCTTCATCAGTTTCAATAGTAATGTTTACACGAATAAGTTGTCTTCCGAGTTGAGCACAAGCTTGTTCAACACCGAATGTTTTTCCATTACCAGATAATCCAGTAATGAATGTTGGATAAAATATACCAGATTTGATAACCTTCTTTATATCATTGAAGTTACCAAAAGGTACATAGTTTGGATCTTTAGCAGGAACTAGATCTTTAGCATCTAAGTATGCAGTATCGAAAGAATCAACAAGCATTGGTTTAGCAGTTTTTGTTTTGAAATTCTTTTCTAATTTTTCTGCAATAGTTAGATTCCATACACCTCTAGAAGATTTGTATGGTTTTAATCTTTTAAGAGCAGTAGAAAGTGATACTCCTAATTTTTTGGCAGTGTCAGTGATCTGTTGGCGAGTCACAGTTGTGCCGTGCTGAGTCTTCAGATTTTCAAGAATTGTTTCAGTTGTGATGATCATGAGGGTTGTCTTTGTATGTTATTATTATAGTTCAAACGCTTAGCGTTGTCAAGCGATTTGATCAACAAATTTAGATAAGAGTATCTTATGGAAACTCTTACTTTTGATATGTTTTTTAAATTCGTTTCTTAATTTACTTTTAGTTGAATTACTATTAGCATTCATCTCTTCAACTTCGCCAAAACTTTTACCCATTTTAATTATATACAACTCATTGTATCCTAGATTCTTTTCGATAACATATCCATTTTTTCTCCACACTTTAGTAAACTCATCTCTATTATTTTGGAATCTTGTAATTGCAGCAGGTTTTTCATTACATAATCTATATCCTACAACGTTACTTCCAGTAATCCAGCGATAGTAATGAATTAGTTTACTAGTAACATCAAATGATCTCGCTGACCAAGAATCATAGCCTGGTTCTACTAA